TACCTCATGGAAGAGCCACAGGAGCTGACAGAGGACGATACTACAAATGGCTTCATCGTCATTACTGTAGGAGACCTCGTAGATGCTAGCGAGTTCAAGGACTCGACCTTCGGCTATGCCCGTGTGTATATCAGATGCTACGTTCCACCTATCTCCAGAGGAAGACTCGACACCGTAAAGTACAAGCAGTTCGAGGACGCTATTAATGCAGCAGTTGAACGCGCGGCAGAAGCTGACAACAACGGCACGTACTGGATAGATGAGGATAGTATTCTCTCTTCAGATGGAAAGGACGAGGGTAATGCCAACAACACCTTTTACATGTTCATCAAGTCGTTTATCGTCGAAATTGACGAAACGCAACAAAATAATTAACAATAATAAGTAACTAATTTAAAAAGGATTTAAGTTATGACTAAGAAGACAACTTTGAAGCCTATTAGCCTTGGTTATCGCAACGTAGGCGCAAGTGGTGATTACACTCCTCTGATGGGTGTGCTGAAAGGTCTCGCAATCGCACAGGATGAGCCAGACTCAACCGAGATTGAGGCCGAGTTCTATGATGCCCCATTCGACATCATCTACAAAGGACAGCCTGTTACAATGACGTTCGAGCTGGCTAACTACGACCTGTCTGAGCTGCCTGCTCTGTTCGGTGGTACATACGATTCTGCCAGCAATATTTATGAGGGTGCTGCATCGGCACACACCTCTGAGCATGAGTGGAAGCTCGATTTTGGACGTGGCAACAGCGCTCTGGTTATCTACAAGGGTCTGACCGTTGGTACTATCAAGAAGGAGGCCGATGGTGCTCTGAACTACAGTGTGACAATCACCGCTCTTGTATACACTACTGGCGAAGGAACAAAGGATTCTCCGTACGTAGACCACATGTACAAGATTGTTGGTGCTAGCTAAACTACTGCCAGCATAGCTTTGTTTTCGTGAACGTAGGGGGAGCGTAAGGGATTAAACCCCCAGACCGCTCCCCTTTTCGTTATACGAGAACATAAACAAAACGATTCACGAAACACAATATGAAAGAGAATAATGTAGAACAAACAAAACAGGAAATGTCGGACTTTCCAATAGACATCAAGAAGGATATTGTTGACATACTCAACGATACCCCATCTCTTGTTAAATTGGGCGACAGGGAATATCGCGTAAAGGATATGCGCTACTACTCCCTGTACCGTATCTGTAACCTCGTTATGGATATGCGCAAGGCCGACGAGTCTCTGGATACCGACAACAAGGTTATAATGGCCTTGTGTACCGATTTGGATGCGATGTGCGAGATTGTTGCTATCGTAATCTGTAATCACCTGTTCACTCCCGACGATATTCATAATTTCGAGGACGTTGACGAGGTTATGTCCCGCAACGATAAGCTCGTAAAAATGATGAAGGCCAAGGTTATGATGTCCACCTACGACACGAACCAATGGGCGGCTATCATTCTCGGCGCTATCAAGTCAATAGACTTGGGCGGTTTTTTTTTACTCAGAAAATCGGTGAGTACGCTTACGGATTCACTGCTCGCGAGGAAGAAGAACTCGGAGGAGACAGCATTACGATTTATGGAAGCACTGTCATTGCAGACGCAAGCGACTTCCTCAGAGCCTTCACCCAATACAGACTAGACGATTATCTGTATCGCCTGTCTATCGCCCAGATTCAGTTCATGGCCGTGGATAATACCCATACTAAGTATCTGAAGGGCAACGACAAGAAGGCTTGGGAGAATTATAAGGAGGCGTACGAGGCTCAACAGAAGCTGGATAACTTCATTAGCAGTCTGGGTATACCGCAAGACTTAAAAGCAGGCGAAGTGTACGATATTCCTGTAAAAAAGAAAAAATAATCTTTTAAAAACTATATAGATATGGCAAACCAACCCACAATAGTTGTAGCGAATCTCGATGACGCGAAGCTAAAAGCATCAATCGACAAAATGGTCAACGACCTAAACGCTGGGTTAAACAAAATGACTGCCAACACGGACGCAGCGGTTGCTAAAATGCAAGCATCGTTGCAATCTGTTGGTAATATTAAGTTTGGCTCTGGTGGAAGCGACGGAGGTAGTTCTAAGCGTACAAAGAAACAGCATGATGAAGCAGATGCCGTCAAGCAGACAGCAGACGCGTACGACAAACTTGCTCAGTCGCAGCAAAAAACATCAAAGAAGAAAGGTATTGAATACATTTCGCTACCAAGCAACGTGCAGGAAAGTTTGACCTATCTCATAAACGTCAATAAGAACGTAGATACACAGCTGGATAGTATTCTTCAGAAGGAGCAGACCATAATCGCAGCAAAAGAGAAGGAGGCGAAGGTTTCCAGAGAAGTTGCAGAAGCAGAACAGCAGCGCAGAACGGTTAGCGGAAAATATTCTCCACAAAACACGGACAAGGAGAATGAGAGAGTGAGAGAAGCAAGGGCTAATTTTGAGGCTTATAGAAAAGAGATTAATAATACGACTTCTGCCTATAGTAACATGCAACAAGCTATCGCCAGTGCATTAAATATACAGAGTCATGAAATACACAACTACAATATAAAAACAGCGTCTGTTAAGCAACTTAACATGATGCTTAAGCAACAGGAAGAAGCCTATTCTCGTCTTACTCTTCAACAGCGCTATCTAAAAGGAGGAACGGAACTTTCTGATTCCATCCGCAGACTGCAAAGGCAAATCGCGGTAATAAGAAACATCTCTTCTCGACCTATAAGTTTAAAGGTCGCAATGGATTTGCCAAGCAAGAATCTCGATGAGATTGCATATAAAATGCAGATGTTGAGAAGTTATCGCTCTGGTCTCGACTTCTCTAATGTAAAAGGAAAAGAAGAAATAGAACAAGTTAATAAGGCTCTTGAGAAACTAAGGCTTGAACAGAATAAAATCCTTGGGCAGAACAAGGATATGCTTTCTTCAAACAACGCTCTGGTTCGTTCGTTTAACTATATGAAGAATCGTCTGGCATTCTACTTTACTGTTGGAGCGTCCACTCAGTTCGTCAAGAATCTTATAGAGATTCGCTCTCAGTACGAAATGAACGAGCGTGCTCTCGGCATCCTTATTAATAGTGCAGAGAGAGGTTCGCAAATATTTAAGGAGCTGTCTGAGATGGCTCTCGTTTCACCATACACGCTGATTGAACTTTCTACAGCTGCCAAACAGCTCACAGCATACGATATTGCCGCTAAAGACGTAGTTGATACCACACGCCGTCTGGCTGACATGGCTTCAGCTGTAGGAATACCAATTGAGCGTCTTACATACGCACTCGGACAGATTAAGGCTTATGGCTATCTGAATAGCCGCGATGCTCGTATGTTCGCGAATGCTGGTATACCTTTGGTTAAACAGCTTGCTGATTATTACACGCAGCTTGAAGGACGTATAGTAAGTACAGCCGACGTGTATGACAGAATGAAGAAGAAGGCTATTGACTATAACGACGTAATGTCTGTTGTTACAAAGATGACGGACGAAGGAGGTAAGTTCTTTGACTTCCAAGCAAAAATGGCCGAAACGCTTAAGGTTCGAATTGCCAACCTTACCCTTACATGGAACAATATGCTTAACGATATGGGAAATTCAACACAAGGCATCCTTTCTGGTTCTATTGGCGCTTTGAAAGAATTGTTCCTGCATTGGAAGGATATTGACCAAATATTAAAGAGTATATTGTTGGCGTTTGGGCTATTTAAACTAGCTCAAATGACAGCCCTTGCATTTACTGGAGAGCTGAATACTGCTATAGGTGCTCAAGTCCTTCTTGGAACAAAATTACAGCAAAAGCTGGCTGGCATGACAGCTGGATATAAAACGATGTCTTTGGGAATATCTGCTGCTGGTGCGGCAATGTGGCTGTTTATTGCAGACGCGATAATGACCTACAACAGAAATGCCGAGGAGATTGAGAGACTTAACACTCAAATACGCAATGGAGCAGAGGAGGCATCTAAAGCGATGTACGACATGCTTCACTCTTCCGAGATGGTCGCAAACAGACTGGCGGCTGATTCTGGAAAATTGACGGTATCAGAAGCTACAAAAACTTGGGAGGCGCTGAGAGAACAAATCGAGATGTCGGCTGCATCCTCGAAACTTATTGTCGCAGAACTTATTAAAGAAGAAGATTTGAACAAGAGGGTGTCCAACGCATTTACACTTGCAGAAAGCATCCAGAAGGCCACGTCTAAGTTGAGTGAACTTAATAACGAGCTTGATATTACACAGGATAGTATTCTCTATGGTGCTTTTGGAGAGGGGCTTGTTGAGGATATTGAAGATTACAACGAACATCTTAAACGCCAAGTAGAATTGTCTGAGTGGGCTGCGAAGAAACATAATGGTTTCTTTGAAAATACCATAGCAGCAGCGAAGGCCATGTACGATTCTATAACAGAGGACATGGGAAGCAGCTCAGAGGAGGCAGAGAATGAAATTAAGAATTTTGCCCACAATGCAGCAGAAACTATTCGTGAAGAACTCGGAGAGGAGGGTTTGAAGGATAAAATACAGGTAAACGAGGCTGTAGCCCGCGTACTTAGTGGAATAGAGCAGATGTTCCCACAAATACGCGGAAAAGGAAAGGCTTTGTTTGAGGAGCTTTTTTACGACACAATGTCAAAAGAGTTCTCTAATGCAGTAGATAAGCAAGCGTTCTATTACGACAAGTTCCTTGAAAGGCTTAAGAAAGACCATGCAAGTGCATTCAGTGATGTTACAAATGACATTCTGAAAGACACACACACTTGGTCTACTGCTCAAACTGACGCAATACAAAAGACGGCAGATAAGCTGAGAAAGGATATGCCAGAGGCTTCGCAAAGCGCTATTGACGAGATATTGAGGCAACTAAACTCAACCGATTTTAAGGTTCGTATTGTCGCTGAGATGGCAACAACTACTCTCGAAGACGTACAAAAGAATTTTAAGGACAAGTTTATTAATCAGCCTTGGATTGCTGACCAAAAAAAGCGAGAGAAGTCGGAAGCCGCTGCACAGCAAAGATACGGTACTCTCATGCGTAAAAACGGAGAGGATAATGTTGCATACGAGAAACGAATAAGCGACGAGCGCAAGAAGCAGCTTGAGATTTCACAGAAAAATGCCAGCATCATCGCGAACAATGCAAAGAAGCAGGATGCGGCTTCTAAAGCTATTCTTGCAGACGCGAAGAACGCAAAATCTGTTGCTGACCAGTGGCTAGAAGACGCGAAAACGGTAGAGTCTTGGGGTGGATATGATTTCTCTACGAAGAAAGAAAACACCGCCGCAAACAAGGCTCGCCATGAGGCCGAGACAGAACTCCAGAAGGCTCTTAAAAACGAGCTTCAACTAATAGAGAAGGTTCGCAGCAATTACAAGGAGCTTACAAAGGCAGGCGTTACACACGCTGAAGCTATCAGTTCTGCTATCTCTGGCTACGACAAGTCTGTTGCTAACATAAATGCAGTACTCAATAAGTATGGTGTTGGGCTTGACCTATCTAAGTTTGCAGGTAATAATAACCCACACGCTCTGCTAGCCATGTTGCAGAAGCAACTTGACGCTCTGAAGGGCAAAGCCAAGCCTTCAGAGATACAGGCTCTTGAGGTTGAGATTCAGAAAGTAAAGCTCGATGTTGACAAATTCGATACCACTCAGATAACCGATGCTCTTAACAGAGAACTCGGCAATATCAAGGACGAATACGAGCTGGCTCTGGAACTCGATGCTAATCCAGAACTCGGAGACATGTTCGCTAACATCTTTGGTATCGACACGGATGCTCTTCCTCAGACTTTTGCCGAAGCGTTCGACAAGGCAAATAAGGTTGCAATGCAGAAGTTGCAGGAGCTTAAGGTTAACATAGATAGCTTCGACCTCATGAGCGCAGCTATCAAGCCAGACAAGAATGGCCGTTGGATGGGTCTCGCTTACGATAGCGCAGCCGTACAGGAACTCGTTAAGGCTCAGAAGGAGTGGCGCGATATGTACAGAAAGAATCTGGAGAGTACAGAGAAGATGCTTGACGACTACGTTAAGAAGTTCGGCGACTACTCGGATAAGATGGCTACAATCGAAGCCAAGCGTCTTGCTCAGATGAAGGAACTTAATAATGTGTACTACACAGAAGAGATGCGTAGGTCACAGGATTATATCACTAAGCTCAATGCTATCAACGCTGCTGCGGAGAACGATAAGGGACAGGTTAAGCGGGATGAGTTCAAGAACTCCACACTCTATGTAACCATGTTCGAGAATCTGGAGTATGCATCTACCAAGACACTTGAGGCTATCCATCAAAAACTGGAAGAGCTGAAGGGTGACTGGAAGCAACTTACACCAGAGCAGTTGAAGACTATCACGGACAAGTACTTGCAGATAGAGACTCAGCTGTCAAAGCGCAACCCATTCAAGGGACTTATCAAAAACGCAAAGGAATATGCGAAGGCTGTCGGTAGCACTGGTAAGCAAGCACAGGAAAGATTTAGAACTGCCCAGAAGCAGTACGACGAGGAAAAAGAGGTTGTTGCTAATTTGAAGAAACAGAAGGAAATCCTTGAGTCTGCTAACCAGACAAAGACCGAGCAATACAAAATAGTTATAGATTCTCTGGCTTTGGAGGAAACCGAACTTAAAACAAGGAAAAAGGAGCTGGCCGCTGCACAACAGCTGGTAGAAAAGTACGACTTGATGAGAAAGATATTCAAGAGTCAAACATCATCTGTTGCTACAATGCTCAATAAAGTTTCCGCAAACCTACAAGGTCTTGGAGAGTTCCGAGACACACTTAACTCACTATTCGGTGTTGACGGAAGTAAGGGAGAAACTGTTTTAGGACATAATCTCGACGGCGTAATTGACGGCTTGTCGAAAGCAGGACAAGCAATGTCGTCAATAGTTAGCAGCGCAACGAGCGGTAACGTGTTCGGAGTTCTTAGTGGTACAGTAAACCTCTTTGCTGGAATTGGTGATTCAATTTCAAGCATCTTTGGAGGTGGAGCTGCAAAAACCAGAAAGCTCAACAAAGAAATAAACGATTCTATCGAGAACGTCCGTAAGTTATCTCTGGCATACAAAGACCTTGAGCGTGCAGTAGAAACAGAGATGGGTTCTGCCGAGTTGCAGGCCAGACGACAGGAGATGGTAAATAAGGAGGCTCAACTGAGAGAACTCCAGAGACAGAAGCAGCTTGAAAGCGAAAAGCGTTCTAAGGACAGGGACGACGACAGGATAAAGGAACTCGAAAGCTCCATAAAGGACTTGCAGATTGAGCTAAAAGAGATGGCCGACGAAATTGCAGCCACACTTCTTGGTAGCAAGGTGAAGGATGCAGCTGAAGAGTTCGTTAGTACTTGGGTTGACGCTTGGAGAGCAGGAGAGGATACAATGGCTGCTATCAACAGCAAATTTGACGACATGATTGATAATATGATTATGAAGTCAGTAGCAAGCCGAGTTGTCGCCAATCGCCTACAAAAAATATGGGATACCGTAGATGCAATCACAAGTGACGATAGTGAAGGCGGCGTGAGCGTTACAATGAACGAACTACAGCGCATCAAAGACCTCATTGGTGACAAGTCTATAAGCGAGGCCATTAATGACGACTTGAAGGCTTTATATGGCGCACTTGGTATTGCTTATGGTAGCAATGCAGAAAAGAGCCTGTCGGCGCTACAACAGGGCTTGCAGGGCATGAGTGAAGATACGGCAGGAGCGCTGGAGGCATATATGAACAACGTTAGTCAGCAAGTCTACTTGCAAAATGATTTATTGATACAAATCCGTGATGTAGTTCTCGGTTTTGATGTTGATATTCAGACTGCGACTCTGGGACAGATTTTGCTCCAACTGCAAAACTCACACCAAGTTCAGATGTCTATACAGAATATGCTTGAGGGTGCTCTTAATCCGAGTGGACGCGCTTTCATGGTAGAACTTAATTCTTAATTAAACTAAAAGAATTTGTATATGTTTAGAATTATATGTATCTTTGCACTATGGATAGGCTGGTTTGGCCACCAGCCGATAAGGGGTAAGTCTATCGCCCCTTCCATATTTTTAATGGTAGACGGTTTTAAAAGAATAGACTACATGACAAAGAAAAAGCCTTTGGCACAATTGATTAATGAATTAAAACAAATTCATGAGGATAAGTATTGCTACGACCTTGTTAACGAAAGCAATTACATGAATAGCAAGAGTGTGATTCCAGTTATCTGCAAACAGCACAATTCTGTATTCCACATCTCCGTAACAAATCACCTTCACCAAAAGCATGGATGCCCTCTCTGCGCAAAAAACAAAAGACGTATAAGTAACACAGGAAACGTACGCAAACGTCCAAATTTTGTCTACGGCGTAGGTGTTAATGATTACAAAGGGAATATAAAATATAACCATACGCATCTATTATCTTATCACACTTGGGAACAAATGCTAAAAAGGTGTTATAGCGCTGATTATCACAAAAACCGCCACACATACAAAGATTGTTTTGTATGCGAGGAGTGGAAGCGTTTTAGCGTGTTTAAGGAATGGTTTGATAAGAACTACATTGATGACTATTGCTTAGATAAGGATATTCTCGTCAAAGGAAACAAGGTTTATAGCCCTCAAACGTGCTGCTTTGTTCCGAACGAAATAAACGTATTGCTATGCAAATCCGATGCCAAACGAGGTTTATTTCCTTTAGGAGTTTCTTACACAAAAAGGACAAATGGTGTAAAATATATCGCATACCTAAACAGATATGGAAAACGCGAACATTTGGGCACTTTTTGTACTCCAGAGGAAGCTTTTACTGCATACAAGACAGCAAAAGAAGCACATGTAAAAGAAATGGCAACCAGATACTACAAAGAAGGTAAAATTACCGAGAAAGTGTATAATGCCTTGATGAATTATAAAGTAGAAATAACAGATTGATATGGATGAGTTGATTTTTTATAGAAAGAATGCCTTGCTTTCAAATTTGTGCAAGGAATGGAATACTAAGTGGTCAAACTGCCACGGAGACAAGGAAAAACTTATGCAGTTGGTTTTGGCAAGACAAGCGATGCCGCACTTTGCCACGTTCTGTTACAATGGGGCGGGTGTATCAAAAGACTACTGTCTGCGAGAGTTTGGTGATTACGTGAGCGGCAAGTTGTTTAATGATGTCGATGGCGTAGAAGGCTACACAAGCTGCATGTACGTTGACGCAAAAGAGCCAATTACAATCAATGCCGACACAACGCATCTAATGTGGTGCGACAACGTTGACGTAACAGTTCCAGAAACAAAATGTAGTGTGTTGTATATAAGCAATAAATCAAGTGTACATCTTACACTTGAAGGCTACAACTCAGTTCTGGTGTATCTGTTTGACGAATCTGAGCTGATTATCGACGATGCTGACGATACATGCGAGATTGTCGTTTACAGGTACAGCGACAAATCAAAGGTTGAGAGAGGCACGTTCTGCATCTCGCCTAAAGTAAAGATTTTCAATAAGACTTTAAAATTATAGATTTATGAGTAACGAATTGACAGGAAAATACTTCGTCCGCAAGAATGCTTCGGCAGCTTGGGAGGACGTTACGACAAAATGGGCTGGCATGAAGATTCTCTCCATAGATGGGTTTAATGAACAGGGAGAGGCCATCAACGTATTCAAACAGCAGTGGATGGATGGCACAGAGGATATAACCGTTACCGAGCAGGATGGAAGCGGCAACGACATTATCCGACGCGCCAATGTAGACCTCCAGTTGACGTTTGTTGTATCACGACGCTACGCCTCAACAGAGATAAACGAAAATGTCGTATACGACAGCATTATCAACTACATGTGCAAGACGGGAGCGTTCTATATTAAATCCGTCTACACTGGCAAGCAGGCCAATGTTATAAGCCTTAAGCCCGTAAAACCGACAGTTCAAAAGTTGAACCGTGGTTCAAACAGCTTCATCATGACCACCATTGAGCTGCATTGCAAATCTGCACCAACTACATTCTAATATATAGTTTTATATTGTGTTTTCATAAAAAGAAGGCCACCGCCTGTGAAGGTAGTGGTCTTCTTGTTTACTCAGAGGTGTTAGAAGATTCTCTTCCACCACGGCTTGCGAAGTTCAAAAATTGTTTCCTCTGACTCGGCCAGAACGTCATTCAAAGCTGCAACTTTGCCTGCGAGAGCCTTGTTTTCAATAATTAAGCCTTCACACTTCTTCTGAAAAGACTCGATGATAGACTGCTTTGTTTTGATGGTCTCGTTGGCTCTCTCCAGCTCAATCAGCTTGGTCTCGAACTCTGGAGTGTTCTTAATACCAAGAGCCTGCTTCTTCAGCAAATCCTTAACCTGCTTGCGATAATCCTCATTGGCCTTCTTGTAGCCGCCGATTTTTGACTTCAGACGAGATACTTCCTTCTTCAACTCGTCAATTACTTCTACATTACTTTTCTCCATAATAATAAACTTTAGAATTAATAAATATTGTTAGAAAAACACTAAAAATCTGGTTCGTTGTATCCGTCCAAATCGGGCTTGGCATTCGAGTGCATCTGACTCTCTTTCACTATACGTATTTCCTGCTTTGCTCCAGACCTCGGATAAGAACTTCTGTCGATAGTCTTTCCGATACAGCTATACCCGTCCACAGTCACGCCCTGCTCTATGGCGTACGGGAGAACTTCTGCGTATATATCAACCAGCATGCCGTCTGAGAAATGCTTGCTAATATAATTCTTGAAGTAACCCTTAAAGACTATCTTCCACTGGATATACTTATCGTCAACAACCTCGCCATTCCCACGCTTGAAGCCCTGCTTAAACTCGTCCACAAAGACGATGCACGACTCCTGTAGATATTTGACGTTTCTGATATAACCCTGTACTATGAATTTAGCCATGCTCTCGCCATTCTTACTTTAAACAATCCACACGCCTCGTCATGAGCCGTTATTCTCTTATACTTGTCTGGAGTCCAAGAAGAGTACTGCGCCATGCAGTAACACTTCCTGTTACCTCTTTTTCTATACTTACAATGGAGGCAGAGATGGCCAACATTTCTCTCTGAAAGCAGCTCATTAAACTCAGCCTCTGGAATCGCCTTCAATTCCTCAATCAATTCTTGTTCTGTTTGTACCTTACTCATTTTTCGTATTCACATTTATCAACAATATAATAACCATTAACTATCTTGCCAGAGTTGACATCAAGCGCTCTTGCGAACTTTGCGCACTCCATTCGGTGCGGACAGTCCGTCTTGCAGCATATCGAGATATTATTTTCCATACTATTTTAATTTTAATCATTAGAATGGTTCTGCATCATCGCCTTGGTATCTCGCGAACGGCAAGTCTGGCTCTCCCTCTGTATACACTTCGTGGTATTCTGGCTCGTTCCAGTAAGTCTGCTGTTCTGGAGCAGCCTCCCATCCGTAGTGAATATCCTCGTATTCAGTATTCTTGAATCGACGGCTCTCTATCTCGTAGTGGAGGCCGACAAGAACATCACACACACCATACATTCGGTTCTTTGAAATCTCAATCACATTACCGAATCCTTGGAATCGCATGATTTCGCCTTGACCGTAGAACTCAGCTCCAGCCTTCAGAAAGTCTTGGTTGACACGATGAGCGATAAACACGTTATCAGCAACATTCGTAATGTCTCCAGTTCCACTAATGTCGTTCTTCCTTAGGAACGCAGTAGTCTTCCTTGGGTGGGCAACAACGATTACGTGAACTTTGTTGTTTTTCGCGAAATCCTTGAGCCTAACGATAAGGCTCTTCTGCTTAACATTAGAGTTACCACCATCAAGCGCCTCCAAATCCAAGGACATCATGTTATCAAGAATGAACAGCTTGACACCTAATTCAAGAAGCTCCTCCATGTCATGCATAACTTCTTCAACAGAGTTTCCATACTCATTGTTGTACAGGAAGAACTTGTCTGTCATCCATCTGTCTATTCTCTCGCCGACATTATTCGGCACAAAGAACTTTCCATCTCCGAATTTAGAAGGCATGAGGTTGTCGCGACCAGCAGCGGCCATCTGAAGCCAAGATTTGAAGATGTACGAAGGCAACTCTCCAGAGTAAGCAGCCGTTGGAACATGCTGCTCAATAGCACTGAGAATAATCGTGTCAAGGAGCGAAGTTTTACCACTGGCATTACCACCAGAGAGTACAGAAAGCTCACCTTCTGCCAGTCCGAGAATCATCCTGTCAATCTCTGCAAATCCAGTCTTGACGCGAGGTATTGCAGACAGGTCAACCTTTTCAATATCCGACAGCTGTAGCCACTTCTTGCCCAATTCTGGAGTCTCCTGCTTAATCTCGTACTTCGGCTTCTGAGGAACGTATATGCGAGACTGATATGTTTGCGGTTGAAACACTGGGCGCTCGTACGCATTTGGCTCATAGAACAGGCGCACGTCATGCCACGTCTTGTCCTTACAGTGACTGTGGTGACAGTTGAACGTAATCTTGCCATCTGGGTCTAAGAACAGGGCGCTATCCCACTTCTTCTTGTCGGAGTGAGTATCAACCCAAGGGCAATACTCAAGAGTGAACTTCGTGCTTGTACCTTGCTTTTCCTCCTTGTATGAAATTTCGTGCTCATTCATCCATGAGCGCAAATCAAACTGCTGCTGACCTTGAAACGGCCTTCTTTCTGACACTTGCTTCGGTTCTTCCTTCGGGAGTAAGTCAGCAAGCTCCTTGAATTTGCCTATAGGAGTCGGGAGTATTTTAGAGGGGACGTAAATAATATCGGACATACGCCAAGGCATCTCCTCGATGTTCGCGCCCTTCTTTGCCATAGTTCCGTAAAGTTTGCTGATTCTGGCAGCATTGAAGTTCTTTTCATCGAAATCAACCTTATCATCGGTAAATATGGAACTCATGTACTTAAAGAACCCCTTAATAACCTCTGTTACCTCGTCGGTTGCAGGAGCATCAATGCGATAGAGGCAGTGGTATCCGTTACCGCTCTTACAGATAACTGGCTCGCTAAAGCCCCTGTCTCGCAGGAATCTAAACACAGCCTGCGCCTTCTGGTGAGCGAACCCAAGCTGCTCGTCCGTAGAGTTTGTTCCAGAACGTCTCACGGGGTCAAAGTCACACAAGACCCAGCGTCTGTGTACAATGTCGCCGTCGTTTGTCGTAATCTTCGCGTTCTTAACAAACTTCTCGCACTGCTTGCGACCATAACACAATGGGTCGATGTCGTTGAGAACGAAGTAAATCTGCTCATCATCCATTTCTGCGTAAGGTTGTATAGCCTCAAGCAGATTATCTAGCGACTTGAAATATCCGCTATATGTAAACTTACCAAGAATACGTATCTCGGTGAAGCCTTCAGCTCCAACGAATATGTCCCACCACTTGCGTATTGTATCAATATTAATCATCCCTTAATCCACTCTTTAGAGTCCTTGTTCCAAACCATCTTTCCACGGCCATTGTTAAGCATAACAGATGCCCCATCTGGACGGTTATCATCCGTGTAACCATCGACGATGCCACCATACCAGATACCAGTGTATATATAACACTTATAATACTCGTTCCAATTGAGCATTCCGCCGCACAGTGGTGAGTATGCTTGGTTGGTTGCAGTTGAACCTGCCGACTTTGTTGGGTCATATACCAGATTGTTACCTTTGTATACAACCTCCATGAACACCCTGTCTCGAAGGTATCTCTCGAAATCCTTCTGATACTGAATCTCACGCGAAGAAACGTATGCCTTGATGTGAGGCATTACCATATCCATCTCAGATTCCTTAAGTTTGTTCCATTGCTCCTTGGCCTTTTTCTTGATACCCTTTCGTCTGTAAGCCACCCAACACTCTTCGAAAATGTCTTTTTTCTTATCCGTAGACGTACGAAGATAATCCACAATAACAGCCATCTCGTCAAAGGTAATTACGTCATCATTAAGCCTAACACCCTTTCCGTCATCTAGAACATAAGCAACAAAGTCTAGAGACTCAATGTGCTTACCCTGTTTTTCAGTTTTCGCTTGTAATGCCATTTGCGTTCAATTTAAATTATGCGTCGTTTTTATTAAAAAGAGGAAAGGGCGATAGAAAGACGAACGCTTAACTTTCTATGGGCTATTGTACGGGAGCTACCACATACTCACGCCCAATCCTCGACAAAGGTAGTAATTAACTTTTAATATTCCAAATTTATTAGCACTTTTTAATAAAAATACGGCATCCTTTGTAAACGAAGAATGCTGATACTATAAGATTCAGACCTGCAACTAACGCGATGGAATCCATTTCCATCTCGAAGCTGAAGTAGTGCCTTTCGAAAAGATGTACCGCAAGATACATTGATGCATACACATTCCATTTGCACGCCTCTATTGCAATACTAATTACGAATACGAGTATCATTATCAACCAATCATACCTAAACACCTTTGCTATTCTGAAGGAAATTGGCGTGTTTAATACAACATATCCTTCGTACTCAAGAAAATCCTCGGTCACAACAGCTACTAATGTTTCAGTATAAGATACAGACAAAATAAAGCAAAGAGCAAATGGTAACACTTTTCCACTGTTAATCAGTAAACGCCTTGCACTGTTTGCCAAAATCATTTCTTCTTGACCTTAACCTTAAATACGATGCCGTTCGACGGTACTTCCGTCGGGGCTTTTCGTAAGGTATCTGGTCGAGAAATACTGGCAGTATCTGGTCTGGCGACCGTAATACTGTCACGCTTTTCAGTAATTCTGGCACTTTGCTTGACACGTATAGCAAGCTTACGCTTTCTTTTTCTTGGCATATACTAGATTTTTCTTTTGTTTTCTTCTATCAGTTTATCTAACTCGCGCTTCATCTCAGAGAGCTTCTTCTGTGTCGCTTCATCGACACGTGGGAATCCATGATGCCATGCGCGTAGATTTGGGACTGTCTGATTGAACTCACCAGCCCATACACAGTAATCAAGCCATTCTTGATAAAACTGCTCAGATATATTGTTCTCAACGACGTAAATCATGTCGTCCATATTCAGATACAGACCAGTATCACCGTAGGAATACACACCTCCGACTTCGTCCGACACCCAGAAGCCATAAGAAGCGTCAAGTTCCCACATATTCAAGAGAGTTACGAGATACCCGTTACAGGCTTTCTCGTAATCCTCCCTCAATACGCGCAACATAGTCTTGCTAATATTGTTGTTCATACACTCATTTCTTTTTCTTACCTCCACGGGCGCGTCGGTCTCCCGCAGAATCAGACTTAGAGCCTCTGTTTACAGATGAAGGCTTATATACAAGCCCCCTTGATGTGTGAGACAAATCCTTGCCTTTTCTGGAAGCCTTTCCGTACTTTTCGTCGTGCTCACGATTCTCACGCTTCAGTTCGACGCGTTTCTTTACTTGTTCGGGTTTCTTCTCGAACTCCGAGTCATACTTCTTTTTCTTCTCGCGAGCCTTTGGGTGGGTGCGATAATATTCAGCTGATTTACTTACCATAATTACTTTATTTTGTCTTTTGGATACTTGATTAATATTCCGCGCATCTTAGAACCTCGCTTGAAGTCTACCGTCTCGTACATGCCGAAACGAATGTGGTTGTAAATGGTCTGGATTGACCTTTTTTCGAGTCTGGCAACCTCTGATACGCTTAAAAGTTCGTACTGCTCTCCCATTATTTATTGGATTTTGTACCAGAGTGGCCAAAACCGCCACCACGGTCATTTGACATATCAAGTTCTTCTGTCTGAATAATCTCAGACTGAGGTACTGACGAAATTCGCATCTGCGCTATACGAGTGCCGCGAGCGATGTACGCCTTGTAGAAGATGCTTCTGTATCGACTCTTGATGATGACACCAACATTGCCTCGATAATTCTCGTCCACAAGACCCAATATCACATCTGCATCAATGCGCTTGGTGTGAACGTGCAGGAATGGGAGATAGAAACGAGGAACGAGAGTGACCTCGAAGCCCTTTGCAGAGAATCCGCTTCTGGGCTGGATATTCGCTCCGCAGCCATGAGGAAGTTCAATCTGGAAGCCTAAATCAACAATCTGGCGACCATGC